CGTTTACAAGCATTCGGCGTTGACCTGAATGACCAGACGATCAATCAGAGTCTGGCTAGTTTAGCTCAAGAATGGGGTTTCTCTACCCTAGATCTAAGCTCTGCTAGCGATACGCTTTGCATCAACCTTGTCAAACTCCTATTACCGCGTGAGTGGTATGAAGTGTTTGAGTCGGTCCGAGCGCCGGCCACACAATATGGCGGAAAAAGATTTCACTTGTCGAAATTCTCAAGTATGGGCAACGCCTGTACTTTTGAACTAGAGTCGTTGATCTTCTTCGCGTTATGTTCGGTGGTCAGTGCTCATGATGTTTTCGTATACGGCGATGATTTAGTGGTTGCACATTCGGACGAGGCACAAGTCAGGGAAATCCTAACATGGGCCGGATTCAATGTTAATCACAATAAATCATTTGGTTTGGGCTCTCGTTTCTTCGAGTCTTGCGGTGAGCATTATTTTGATGGTGAGGAGGTTACTCCCTGTCATCAAGAAGATGTCTGCCTTAGACCTGTTGATTACGTGCGCCTTCACAACCGCCTTGTGCGTGCTGGCATACGTCTCAACCTCAGAGATGAGTTTGAAACGGCTGCTAGACACGTGCGACGGCGCTGCCGCCTGCAATTCGGTAGGAGATGCCCAGGAGTCGGACCCCTCGTAGAGTATGATGAATACTTTATTAAGGAATCTTTCGTTTGGGCAGGACCCTTTGCAGATTCCGTTCGAATACGGTCAGTGGTCACTAGATCAATTATTCGCAAGAATGGTGATCGACGTGCTCATCTGGCTTATTTCGCTCGGAAATTACGAAATCCTTCGTTTCTGAACCCCCACAAGAAGGGGTGCGTATCAGATAGCGTTGGATCAAAGCTTCTCACAAAAGAGAAGTACCATTGGAGAAGCGCTACAATGTAGTGCTTACGGCGAACCTGCCAGTCCTTTTGGGACGGCATGTCGCACCTTAGGTAAGTGCGTGGAGGAAGTTTTCTACTTCCAGCAAGCGGGC